ACTTGTTGTGGTGTCAGGCTCATAGGTAATACCGCCCATAGAGATAAGCTCCTGCGCAAACAACAACCGCCCAGAAAACCCATGAACCGAATGAACGGAAGATAGAACGGTCGTTAGTACCTGTTGGGTGCATCATGCTCACTTGGTCGCCTCCAATTCCTTCTTGCGGGCAGAAATAACCTTGTTCAAGGTTGAGCCATCAACAGGAATCTGTAGCAATCCAGCTTCTTGTGCGCCTGTGTAAAACAACTTCAACTCGGCAACCGAAGAAATCTCAGGCACTTGGCTAATCGCCTCAAGCGCAAGGTTTACTTGGTCGTCTGTGTATGCAGGTTCTTTCGGCGCTTCGGCTCGGCGCGCAACCTTTTCCATTTCTTCCTTTGATGGGCGCTTACCCTTTGCAGCAAATCCACCGTTTGCTAATGCGCGACCCAAAGCTGAAGTCTCGCAGTTCTCTACCCACGCATCACGATTGACAGGAGATGAACCTTTAACTTCTTCTGCAATCCCGGTAGCAATCGGGTTGAGGTCTGCACGATCCGCGTAAATAGAACCAATCATCAAGATTGAGTTCTCTGTCTTTTCTAGCACCGCAGTATGAGTGCGACCGTTGGGATACTTTTCCCAAAAGCGCTCAAGTCGAACTTCTACGGGTTCGTAGTTATCAAGGTTATAAGCCATTGCCGTTCCTTTGTCCATCTGCCGAAGTTGGCATTGGCTCAAGGCTAAAGGTTACAAAGGGTCAAAGTCAAGGATTTTGTAAGGTGTGTTTCTGTGCCATAATGAGGGCATGATTTCGGTGCGCATACGAGCTTACGAGCTAGAGGTCGAAGTCCAACAGACCGAATCTCACCCTGACGCGCTGACGGATGCCACCAATCGCGCCATAACCTTATTTAATAGTTCGGTGACAACCTTACAGTCAAACAATGTAGCCCTGTATGATGCCGACCGTTTGCCTGATCCAGAGGAATTAGAGTAGTATCCGCATCCCCCCGCAATGACAAATAACCCCTAGGCAATCCTGCACCTAGGGGTTTTTGTTTGTTTAATTATCCGATAATTGAGTAAGCCTCAATCGCAGCTTCGCGCAAATCTTTGCCCGTACATTCTGAGTAATCAAGATAGATTTCTGTGTCAATGTAATCTTGAATTTTTTTTGCGTGTTCAATGTCAATAACTAGAATGCGAGCGATTTCTTTTGTGTAGATGTTCATTTGAATCCTCCAGATTCGTAACCCGCCGTTCGGGTATGGCATAAGAATAGGCCCGCCCGCGCCCATGTGCAAGGGATTTCAGCCAAAATCTTAAAAAAATTTTGTGATTTAGCCCACACCCCTTGCGGGGTATGTCCGATTTAACCTTTTTTCCACCGCAAGTAGGAACGCACATATACCGCGCCGTACCCCACGCTTGCCAGAATAAAGCCGTATTGGTGGCTTGCTAGGGCATAGATAGTCCATAGGCACTCATTGAGCATTAGGACAAACCAGCCCCATAGCGTCTTGCGCCCTACAAAGAAAATGCCAGTCACACCAACAAGTGCGAGAATCCAACTCCACATTTAATCCAGCCACACCTGATACTGGGCGGTCACGCGCCCCTTGAGGGGATCAACGAAGTGCAGGCGCTGGCTAGGCATCCCTGACGCAGCCATTGAGTCACGGGCGTAGCGGTTGTCGCTCTCGGTAGAACCTGTCCAGTAGAGGTTAAAGTTCTTTTGAATCGGCTCTTGTGCGTGACGGTGATAGTGACCGAGGTAGATGTCATGGAAATCGTAATCGTGCGCTCCAGCTTTCCAACGGTTAGCTCCTGCAATCCACGCGGCAGGTGAGGCGAATCCACTACGACCGAGTTCGTCTCCATGCATGAGTAAAGCACGATAGTTGCCAACCTTTACCTCCTGAATGTCCTCTGGGCAATCTTCCCAAGTAAGTCGCTTTTCGCCGGCGAGTATCTGGCGAGACATTTCATAGACCATACGATCCACATTGTCGCTCTTAGGAACTTCGGCGCGTTTGCCACCAATACGACCGTGATTACCCCACTCAGCAACAACAGTTACCTTGTCAAAGTTGGCGAGCATAACCCGAACGAAGTCCACGCAGAGCCGAGAGACATTGGTGAATTGTCCAAAAAGTGATGCGTCGATCTGCCAGAGTTGCGCCGGGTAGTTGAATAAGCCCTCAACCATGTCGCCACCAAACATCACTACGCACTCACGAACAGGATGATGCTCGCGTTGTAGGTCTGTGAGGTGAACGATTTTGTCGGCGAACTGCAAGACGCGCTTGCGCATAATTTCCGAGTTGTACGAGGTTGTCACCTTTGCGCCCTGCCAATCCGTAGAGTGAACAAGAGCCACTTCTGGACTAGCTTTGCGAACATCCTTCTTGGGCGGTGCTACTGGCGGTACTTTGCCTAAAGCCAGCATTGCCTCATACGCGCCTCGGTGTGTAGCTACAACCAGTTCATCATTACGAATCTTGGCTTTGGCTAATTGCTTTTGCGTGTTATTCAGAGCCTTGCGCAGTTCGGCAATCTCTGGATCAAGTTCCTTCTGTGCCTTCTCTAAATCGTCAGCTAGGCTCATTCAAAGCACCTGCATTGCTTTCGGCGGTGTTTGTAAAGCGCAGCTTTTGCCACCGTGTATTTGTTCTTTTGCAACATTTCGTAAATGCGAATTGTGCCGAATTTCTGATTCTCCAAAAGCGCGTTAAATGCCGTTCGCTCTTTGTCGTTAATCTGCTTAAGAAATTCGCCCACGCTACAAGGAAAGCCTGTGACAACGGGTGTTGCAATCAGTTCCTCAATAGCAGAAAGAAGCCCCTGCTCGCTCATGTGTCCTCCCTAGAGTTAGGGTAGAGACTAGCATGATTGAACAGGGGCTTGGTGTATTTTGGGGTGTGTCTAGTGAACGATACCGCTATTGATTTGTATGACCTTCTTTACATCTGTGCCTTCGGGTTGATAGGAAGGAACTGGCTCGGGAGTTCCCGAATTATTATCTTCAATGTTGGCGAGGTATGGGGTCTGAATGTGTGAGGATGGTGTAACATTCGCGCTCCCTTCGGAGTTGTGCGATACCAATCCCCCGGTGACAAAGCCAATGAGGATGTAGCCAAGGTGGGGCAGGTCGTGTTGAAAGCCTGTTGCCGCCCATGTGCTAAACGCGCTAGTCATGGCGATTGCTAATTGCTTGGCATCAAATATCTGAAACTTAAAGTGCTTCATAGCGAACCCTTAAGTTGGTCGTAGATTATTTGCGGGAGCGCCCCTGTAACTTTGATGCCTTCCTTCCCTTCATATTTCACTAAAGCCTGTTCGGTCTGGGTATTCATGATCCCTGTGACATATTGAGCAGGAAGCAGTCCAGCTTTGAGTAAAGCCTTCTCCACCGTCATCACGGCATCGCTCTGTTGACCAAGGTTAAAAGCAGTCGCGCTAGTGGGAAATGGCGGGGCAACGAATACTGTTGTGGCTTTGGTCGTAGCGGTTGGCGTAGTAGTCATTAATCCGCTATGTACGGCCCCTGTAACGCCCGCAACCGCCGTTCCTGTACCCGCTACCGCAGCAGTCGCTTTCTTGCTTGTAACGCCCTTAGAAACGGGTTTTAGAGCTACTGGGTATTTGGGTCGGACAATCGCGGCGAGATAGAAATAAGGTCGGTGAACTCGGAAGCATCCGCTTTCATGGATGGAGTCATTGGGATTGCCTGTGTTAAATCCGATGGTTGTCAATCCGTCAGGCGAGGCGTTTTCGATAATCTCAACATGATCCACCACGCCGTCTGAGTTCCAATCCCAAAAGGCTAAGTCGCCGGGTTGACCTTGGTATTTATTGACGACTAGACCTTGGCGCTGAAACCAAGGAAGCGCGGCAGGATTATAAGAGAATCCTTTAGGGGTTTGCGCGGCAATGAGATTAGACAGACCGACTTGGGCAAAGCACCATGAGACACCCATTGCGCAATACGGCGCGTTCTTGATGCCGTACCAAATGCCATAAGGGTTTTCATCTTGCGCGCCAGCGTGAAAGCCAATCTGACTTCTGGCGACATTCAGAACATCTTGTGCAGTTGCCATCTCTGCCTCTCAATAGAAATAGCCCCCAACCCGAAGGCTAGGGGCTATGTCGGGTTAATTACTTTGTTGCGTCTGCTTGAACCAACTTAGTTGCGTCAGCGATAACTGCGTTGACAACTGGTGCAGTTAGAGTTGAAGGTGCGCCTGTTGCCGCATCAATCTGATTGACAAGCGACTTAGGATTTACACGCGCAAGGATTGGAGCAACAAGACCAGCTACGAGCGCCTTGATTGCAAGTTGCTTGAGTGAATCGTGTGGTGCAAGCTGATGAGCAGCAAGACCAGCAGCCAAGATGCCATAAACATAATGTTCGGCAAGTGCCTTTTCCTTAGCGGTTACATGATAACTAAACTTTGCCATTATTGATCTCCTGAGATGTGTTCGGCGGCTGGCAGAGAACCAGCCTTTCTGAATCTTAGCGCATCCCAAAGGGGGGCGGGGATGTCGTGGATTCCGAACCGTGTGCGGTGGTGAGCTACGCACAGAACTTCTAGATTGCCCGGCGATTCAATCCATGCCTGAAAATCGTCATCGCTAGCAAAATGTAACCCAAACGCCTGTTCAATCTTGGCGGGGTCTGTGCTTTCAATCTGAGAAAACTCAATGGTCGAATGGTGAAGCTCGGGCTCACCCGAACACAGGTCATCGGCAACTATGCACTTCCATAGCCCTTGGCGCTTGATGCGCTCCTTGGCTTGGTTGAATAAGTGGTAGTGCGGATCAGACTCGCGCGGCGAATGTTCCGGTACATTGGTCGCTAGGTGCAGGGTGAGCTTTTGCGAGTGAGCGTCAGTCATCTTTGCCTTCGAGTAGGTCTTGCAGGTGTTCGATTTCTTGCTTTTCTAGCTTGAGAATGTGGCGAATGATTTGCGCATCGCGTTTGGTCTGTCCAATCATGGCGATACCGATAATCAATTCAACGGTGACGGCAAGCCATGAGGCGAGGTTCATCCACTTCACATAAGACGAATCATCGCCAAACCAATGTGGGCGAATCCACCAAACAACGGTGATTACAGTCCAGCCAATGACAAAGAACCAGTTACGGATAATTCCTTGAACTTTCCAGCTAATAAGTTCGGAGAAGGTGAGAACATCGCCAGTAGTTTCATGGATGTATTTTTTCTTAAACATTAGTCTCCATCTGGAAATTTGTCTCTGGGATTTACCCACCGAAGGATGATGGGAAAGATAGCGGCTAGGGAAGCCTGAACAAGAACATCGCGCTGAATCAGGTCTTTAAAATGTAAGACAACTTCAAACCCGATAAACGATTCAAACCACGCCCGCGCAATTATTTGTAATTTTCTGCGGGTCTTGGGTTGCATCATAAACCTTCTTCGATGTGGTTCTCAAAACGCCCTTCTAGCTTTGCCAACTCGCGTGAAATCTTTTGTGTCAATTTAGTGTTCTCGGCAACCGCTACCTCTAACCTGTGTAGCGCATCTGCCATAGATGATCCACCGTTGCGCTTAAAAGTATGAGCTTCGATATTGTCTAGCTTGTGCTTAATCGAAAAGAAAACCTTTCCTATCGCGGCGATTGTTGCGAGTGCGGCTCCGCTTGCCCAGAGGATTTGCGCCCAGTTTGCGGCGTTAGCTAATTGCGTGGCAGACATTTTGCACCTTTACGGTTATGGGTTAGTCGGTTGGATTCCCTGCGGGCCAGTCACATCTGGTCGCTCGGGTACTGCGGTGGTTGTTGGTCGTGGCGTCAGTACCGCTTCCAACGATGCCTTCAAGATTGCATTTTCTTGCGCAAGGTTGCCAATAATTTCGCGCATACTTTTTAGCACATTTTCTACATCTACATCAGCCATTACTTTGCCTCCAAAGCAGTTAGACGGTCATTAAGGTTTTTAATTGCCGGAATAAGAGCAACTGCAACCGCATCGTATGAAATGCTGAAAGGTGCGCCATCTTCGTCATAACCTACTAATAAATCTTTAAGTGTATCTATTTGTGCCACATCTTCAGCAATTAAACCAGTAACTCTTTTAAGTCCTGTGGCGCTATTGTTGTTAGCGGCGTATTCTTCATTGTTGACATAAGTTACTAGCTTTAATTGAACTATATCCGCAATCGGCACATCTTGATACTGTATATCTTCCTTAAATTTCTTAGAAGAAGATTTAGCGTAAATATAACCCGATGAATTAACATATAACGGCAAGTCTCCACCCGATCCAGAAGATGAGTGGCTTGGGTAATACATATTGCCTGTAAAGAAGCTAGTGCCACCAACCGAGAATGAATAGGTATTGCCCGAAACAACGCCTGTTCCAACCGTTACTGACGATGCGCTAATTCCCGCACCTGTAAGAATTGAATATTGACTAGATGAAGAAACAGGATAAAGAAATGTGTTTGAACCATCTGTTAAATAAGTTGAGCGAAGCGTCCAACCGCCAACCGAACCTGATACTGCGGTTAAAACTCCACCAGAAGTAACGGAAAAATTTCCGCCGCCAATACTGATAGAAGAACCTGAAATAGAACCACCTGTGACAAGTGCGCCAGTTAGAGACACATTGCCAGTTGAAGCGTTAATTGCAAAAGTAGTGGTGCTTCCGTCTGTTCCTGTTAAGCCATTTGAATTAAGAACTACGCGAGCGCCAGTTGTGGGAGATGATCCAGCATAGACAGTAATGCCGTTACCGTTAATAGCCGTAAGCTGATTGCTAGCGTTAAAAATATTGTATGAATCTTTTTGAATTGCGGTTGCGGCAATAGCTTGCGCGGCAGCAGCACCAGCGGCGGCAGTAGCGGCACTAGATGAAGCGGTGATAGCAGTTGATTGCGCCGAACTAGCGTATTGCATCGGGCCGTTGTAACCTGTTTCAATACGCGAAATACGGTCGTCAAGGTCGCTAAACATCTGATTAAGACTGTTGGGAAGATTTACATACGCCATTAGCCAGCCACCAATGTTGTCGCTAGAGGTAGATTAAGGGTCAAGGTTACACGGTCAGCAGAGGTTTCGCCGGGTTGCACATCTATACCAATAATGCGGTAAATGCCAGCAACTCCACCGTTAAATCGGTCGTCAGCAATAATCAGGTTCACGCCATCACCGATATTGTAAGTACCGTATAACGGATCGGTGTAGGTGTTGGTGACAATTTGTACCGTAGTTGGGGGATAAGACACGGCGGCTAGTTTGCCTGTTGTGATAGTAGAAAGAAGCGCTGGCGTAACGATGTCCACATAGTTTACGCTATCCTCAAGCAACGGCCAAGTACCGCTACCAGTAATCTTGGAACTGTCGTAGTGCTTGTCAATAATGCGAGCTTGATTTGCGCCGTAACCTATGCCGTAGAGATAGTTGCCGACTCTTGATGAATCTTCGGTATAAGTGTAAGAAACAACATTGCCGGGAAATTGGAAATTGAGAGATGAGGTGCTAGTTGGGTCATAAGTAGTACCTAAAGTTGGCGTACCGACAACAAGCTGATTGGTGATGTTACCGCCCGAGATAACTGGCTTAATAACAAAGTCAAGATAAGCTGCGCCTTGAGCAAGGTCTTTCCATGCTTGATAAGCGGTCTTTAACTCAAAGTCAAAGAATGTTCGGCTGACCGTTGTGCCACCAGAAACGCTAGAAGGGTTGCTACTTGCCCATGTGACGCCGATATTGCCGTGAGATTTGGCATTACAAGCGGTCAAAAGGTCTTTGATGATAGCAAGCGGATCAACGCCGTTATAGACGATACCTGCCACGCCTGTACCTGAACCGTCAGCGTTGGTACTGTAATAAGCCGAACCTGTCATGTTGTTCAAGATACGGTGCTGATAATAAGAAACCATTTCTTGCGCGGTAATTTTAAGAAGCTGGTTTTCTTCATCCCATTCACGATTCCAAATAATTCCACCCCAAACAGGAGTAGAACCCTTGAAAACATATAGAGCTACTTTGCCCGGCGTGGTTCCTGCTTCGATATTGGTCGTGCTAGGGTTTAAGCCAGAGAGCAAAATCTCGCCTGTGAATGTTCCAATGCTAGAAAGTTGTTGCGTGAAATTAACGCGGGTGAATTGGTACTCACCGATGATTGGATTAGGCGTAGAACCTGACTGATACAGTTGGGTTGTAACATAACGGTAGTCGCTCATACATACGCATTTCGCCAAGTAACGGTCATGTTGTTAAGTGTGCTAGTCCATGATGTCGGAGACGAGGATGGCACATTGCCGGGAATATCAAGCCATTTAGTCATGGTCGTAAGTGTATTACGAGCTGGCGCGCCGTTCTGCGTGACCGTGCGTTGCAACAAGTCAATGACCAAAGGATAAGAAGTATTGACATTGGCAAAAGTCATAATGTTGCCATACGAGTCGGTGATTGCGCCGTTAGCCAATGGCGATGCGATAGTAATAGCTGGCGAGGTTGTTGCCCAACCGTTATTCCATACGCTGACCACCGAACCTGTGCTAGATGTATTGGCGGAATCATCATAATAGCGTGGGTCTGGGAAGTAAAACTCTGCGGTCACGGCAATATAGCCATAAGAGAAATCAACATCTACTGGCGCGCTGATAGAACGAACGCGACCCCACATACGCTGGATGCCTGTTGTGGAGGTAAGTTGGAATTGGAATAGCCCGAGAACACCTGTGGCTTGGGTGCTGGCGTATGGATCAGGATAATAACCAGTCACCTGTGGGGCAAGATTAGCCTGAAGCTGGCGATAGTAATACTGCGCGTTATGAGATGAGTCGCCAACAATAAGCAGGTCAATAGTAACGGTGCGACCATCGTAAAAGTCACGACCCGAAAAGCTACCGTCTGCATATCCGCGATTATCGTCTTGGTTGCGAAGCGGTGAGGTAGCCATCAAGCCTTGAACATCCTCGACAATGTACGGCGTTCCAGCGCCAAAGACAAAGGGGCTAGATTGGTTGTTGTTAGGAGTGAACGAAAATTGATAAGTGCTAAGTGTCATTTGTGCGGACTCGCTCCCATTGGTGCGCCATTAGCGGCGTGACCTGCAACCGCTTTGGCTATTGTTTTACTATCTAAGTTTACTTTAAGATTAGTAGATGTTGCGGGTGCACTTATTTTTTGGTTTGCCTGAGATTTAATAGAAGTGCCTTTGCTTTTTGCTGCGCTAGTTTTAGCTAGTTGGGAAGCAAGCGATGGAACAGTTGGCGTGATATTTGGCTTGCTGCCTGATGAGGTTTTTCCAGAAGTTCCACCTGTTGTTCCGGTAACCTTGTAGCCTTGTTTTAGATAATTTGCCACCTCGTTAGGATGAACAGAAATATATTTTAGAAAACCTTGAGCATTTGGATTACTTAATTGAACCCAACTGCCCGTGTATCCACCAGATGAACCAACGCTACTTGCGCCACCTAATTGTCCACCAGTTGCGCCAGCAAGTCCAAAGTTTTTAATTCCCCCTACAACTTGTTTAGGAACATTACGCTCATTGTAAGCTATACCAGCAATAGCAAGATATGGAGCTACTTCAAGAAGCAATGCACTAAACGCGCCTAATCCACCTGCGGCAGCAGCAGCTCCCGCCGATCCAGCAGCAGTTTCCTCTCCTGCGGCAACAGTAGCGGCAGCTCCCAAAGCCTGATATGCCTTTGCTAATTTTCCAATAGTTGCAATAGTTTTATCAATTTTAGGTGCTACCCAAAGAGCAGCAAGAACAATACCAATTTCTATAAATAATGCTTTATGGTCTCTAATCCACTTAGCAATGCTTTTAAGTGCGGGCAATCCTGTATTGACAATCCAGTTAGTTATCTTAAGAAAAGCTGGCATTAAAGCGTTACCGATTTGTTCGGTCATAAGCTGGAATTGCGCGGTCAAGACTTTCCAAGGGTCAGCCTTTGCCGCCGCGTCAGCAGCGCCATGCGTTCTGTCGGCAATATCCTTTTCAATTTGCGCCAAAGTTGCGCCTTTAGGAATAGTTTTGTTAAGAGCCAAACCTAAGTCAGCAAGACCACGAGCCTGACCCATTGCGGCGCGAGAAACTGTATCTGCGGCTTGTGCTAGGGATTCATGCTTAAAAGCAGCAAGGTCGGCTACGGTGCTAAGTGACGAAAGTGCAACACGCGGATCGCGGGTAGCGGCGGTCATCTGAGCAAGCGCGTTTACGGTGTCGTCAGACTTAAAGCCGAGCTTAGCCATAGACTCAACGCTAGAGTCCATATATGGCTTAAAATTGGCAAAACTTACGCCGGTATCTTGAACGGCAGTTTTAAGTTTAGCTTGAGAATCAGCCATCGTTAAAGCTGACTTAATACCTACTGCGGCAACAGTTCCAAAGATTCCTACAAGACCAGCTAGGGCAACGCCAGAATACTTAGATGCCTTGGTCATAATATCTAGCGAGCCACCAGCTTTAAGAGCCTTGACTTCCATTTTATCCAGCTCGCCATTAACGGTTTGCATACTAGCAATAGCCTCAGTTGCCTTAGCTTTGATTTCTAGTATGACTGGTGGAAGAAACTCTGCCATGACTATTCCTTCCTACGCTAGATGTTTACGGATAATTGAGCCAACGACTTGTTGAAATTTATCAAAAGCTGGTCGCATATATGGAAACTTCTCGTTGTGTCTCCATGTAGGCGGTGCGTACTGACCGCCAACTTCAACTGACCGACCATAAATAATTGTGGGGCCGACAACGGCGGTGTAGCTGGCAAATCCTTCGCGCTCTTTTTTGCCACGAATGGATCGGCGCAAATTACCTGTGCGGTTCTTGGGCGGTTCGCCCGGCGTGGCTTTTTCCCATTTACTGCCAATTTTGGCGCGTTGCCCCTTGATTTCTTCTTGAGCAAGCTGGATAAAAGTGGTCATCATTTCATCGCGGGCAAGGCGAGCGCCTTCGTCAATTTTGTGAGTTTGGCTTGTGATAGCTCGCTTAACCTGACCGATGTTATTGATTATCATTTTCTACCTGTTTCACAATGTTATGAATAGAAAGAACCCAATCTAATGTTGCCGCAGGTTGCTCATCGGTTTCGCTGATAGTCCAACCAAACTCTTTAGCGCAGATGTAATAAATATATTCATCGTCAGGATATTGCGCGCCCGGCGTTCTGTCTTGACCTTCCAACGCCCACTTTAAGCGTTGGATTTGTCGAAAGGGCTATCAGGGTTCGCTTCTGATTCAGGAGTTTGCGAAATAGCGGGGAATAAAGCGTCTTGAGCCTTGCTGACTTCTGCGGCAATCGCATCGTAGTCAGCCATTGTTAATTCTTCTAGGGATAACAAGTGAACCGATGGAATAATCAAATCAAACGACCACGACTCAATAAGAACTGCCATCAAGCCATCCACCATAGACATAGCTTGTAGAAAACCTTCTTGATTATTGGCGGCGGCTAAGACTTTTTTGCGATCCTTGACGCGGAGTGTTGATGGGTCGCGCAGGGTGACGGTGTTGCCTGATGGAACTGTAATAACTCGTGACATGGTTTCCTTCCAACTTGCCTTCACAAATTAGGGTCTGGCGGGCAGGGAAGGCGGCTGCCCGACAGACATCTAGTTTACGCGCTTACTGGAATGTTCCGCTTGGGAGCGCGTTCTGTAAGGTGAACTTAACTGGAGAATATCCAGCCGTTGCACCAACATCGGTGGTATTTCCAAGACCCTCAATATCAACCGTAACTTCGACATAATCGGCGTTACGCTCAATAGCGCCGGTGACATAAGCGCCCTTAGAAACGGTGAATTGAACTTGAGTTGCAGACGAACCTGAACCTGTTGAGAAGTTAAAGGTCAAAGCTGGCTGAACATTGTTGATGTAATTTGTAAGTTGAGTTTCGCTATCCATAACAAAGGTGATTTTGCCCTTGGTGGTTAATGCGCCAACAAAGACGGTGTATGGAGCTTGGGTATTTCCCACACCAAAGATAGCTTCAGACTTACGCGACAAGTCCAATGTACCTGTGCGAACTGTGCCAACGGTTGAACCACCAATGGTTACTGTTCCTGTCCAGACCTGAGTAGGCAAGACGGTAGAGAACGATGGTGTTGGCGCGCTTGATGTTGCTGAAGGGTAGCCCATGAGTTTTGTGGTGTATTCCAACATTCCATCAGCGTTGAAGGTAAAGCCAAGGTCGGTTACTTGGCAACCCGCGTATTGGCGAGTTCCTTCTGCATAAAAGTCAGTAATAGTTAGGGCTTTAGGTTGTGCGTCTCCCGATCCGCCTACTGCGTTCTTCAAAGCAATAGCGTGCGTGTAAGGAACGGTTGAACCTGTTGTGGTTACATCGCCAAGAACGCCAGCAATCCAGAAGCCGATGGTGTCAGCGAATACTGGGCCACCAAAGTCAACGGTAGAGTGACGGCGACCTTGAACATACTGGTAATTTTCGACCATTGAGCCACGAATACCCATGTCATAAAGTGGGTCAATGACATCAACTGGCTTAAAAGTGTTCATGGTAATCGGTACGAAGTTAGTTGCGGTAACCGCAGTTCCCTTGGTTGTCTCTAAGGCAACCCCAAGGTAACTCTTGACGGATGGTTGTGCTAGTGCCATTTATTCATCTCCTACTGTTGGGGCTGGCTTGGATTTTTTTGCGGGTGTTACATTTGGTGCGGTAAAGTCATCGGGCGCTTCGAACGAGTCGCCGGGCTTAACCGTAACGGCGATAGACGGAAATACAATCTCGTATGTTCCGTTATATGTGAAGGTTGCCATTTCTCTCCTTATGCTTGAATCATCTGGGTAACATCAAAGCGGATAATCGCCCAAGTCTCTGTGGAAGTTCCATCGTTAGACATAGGCTCACCGTAGCTTGCGTTGATAACTGGCTCTGCGCCTTGCCAAACAAGGTTGCCCGAAGGGTCACCAAATTGATGATCCGAACGCAATACGGCTTTGAGGCTATCTATTACATAGTCAAGGTTATTCATCGCATCCTCGGAGTTGCGCTCTAAGGAATGGTGAAAGAGCTGGATAGCAACGGAGTAGTCAATACGCTTCACGCCACTATGCGCGCCACCAATAGCTAGGCGGTTTTCATTCTCGCTTTCGATATGGATAACTGCGGCGCAACGAGAGAGCTGAGAAGGCAGGGCGTTCACCTGAAAGTCAATACGCTTAGGAAACGAGGTAAAGACTTGGTTTATGCCATCTACCTTTGGCGGTGCGATAAAGGTAGCAAGCGTTGAGCGAACATCCTTGCGACCTGCCATTAGCGAATCCTGCGGTAAGGGGCGAGAAGGTCTTGCGCTTGCTTCAGGTCGCCGCCCATATTTTGAGCGTTTGCCCCTGCTTGTGAAGGGCGAGAAGCTACGGACATGACCATTGAGTTATCGCCACGAACCTTGAGCATCGCGGTTGTGACCAAGATAGCCGCTTCCTTGATTGCTGGTGGTAGGGCTGAGATAGAAATACCTGCGGCGTGTGAGTACGCCAAAGCTGAAACAAGCGGAACGGTTGTTGATCCGAATGTGTAGGTGCTGGCAACCACGACATTCTCTGAGTTAAAGCCGTCATAAATCTTGAGCATTTGACCGGCAACGATTCCCGTGCCGTCAGTTACGGTCAGGCTAGATTGTCCTGCGGTAGCCGTTGCGATTGTCGTATTAGCGTAGCCGTTGATGTAGGTGTATTTGAGAAATACCTCTTGGCGCGGCGAGCTAGGGAAACCGAATTGAAGTGGGCCTTGGTTGGTGTAGGTTGTCGAAAGCATGGCATAAGGGAAGATGATTTGAGAATCCTCAATCCAAGCCAGCGAGCAATCCTGAACGGTGACCATTTGATAGTTCACCGATCCGTACTGCATAGTGGTTAGCGCAATAATTGGGTTATAGCGTGGATGGAAGCGGATTGTGCCATCGTCACGGATTCGGGAGCGCTGAGTTTCTGTCTCGGTTGTCGCTGCCAAAACTTGATTGCAGTATGTATCAATCCATGAGCTTGCTCTAGCAATGACATTGTTTAGTTCCGCATCCTGAACATCTGGGTCTTGTGAGTTAAATACGAGGTTATCAAGGTCAATCGCGGTGGGCGCGTTCTTGTATTCCGTCAAGGTCAAGTACGGAGTGGAGAACTGGTGAGTCGTACTGGTGATTGCATTAGCCATTTATTTCTCCGCACTTTGAGCATTTTTTGAAGAATGAGCCGAACCCGCACTTTTGGCAGGTAAATCCAACTGTGGATGGGCGAGCTATCGAACCCATCGCA